GTCATTTATTTCTTGTTGAATAGGGATTTCCTGACCAGCAACCATAATATGATGTGGTTTGAACTCACCTTCTGAGAAAGGTTTTGATGGTTCAAACGGAGAACGTGTGCGATTCTTGAAAACAATGAACGCATCTTTATTGTACTTACGATCTCCATAAGGTGCTGCCCATTTTTTGTTGTAGTTTTCACCTTGATGAATACCAGAAACCTGAGTACCACCAATCTCAACCACTACATCATCATAACAATCCCAACCAAGTTTAGAAATCACATCATAAAGTTCTTCAACTACACCTTGATTACACACAGCAATTGCTTTGCGTTTTGCTGCAATTAAATCTTCCATAACATTTTCTTCTGGATCAAGTTTACCAATCATAATAATATCACACAAAGTAAAGGAACAGCAATCGTAGAAATACTTAAAAAAAACCCCGACAGATATTCTCTGACGGGGATGAAACTACCATCTTCCATATTAACCGATAGAAGGAGCAGTAAGAGCAATAGGAGTAGACTCAGCAGCAGCAAGATCCAGAGGGAAATTGTGAGCATTACGCTCATGCATAACTTCCATTCCAAGACCAGCACGGTTGAGTACGTCTGCCCAGGTGTTCAAGACACGACCTTGACCATCAATGATGGACTGGTTGAAGTTGAAACCGTTGAGGTTGAATGCCATGGTGCTAACACCAAGTGCAGTGAACCAGATGCCAATGACAGGCCATGCTGCGAGGAAGAAGTGAAGTGAACGAGAGTTGTTGAAGGATGCATATTGGAAGATCAGACGACCAAAGTATCCATGAGCAGCAACAATGTTATAAGTCTCTTCTTCTTGACCGAACTTGTAACCATAGTTCTACAAGCATGTAGTTGAAAGTACCAGAGATACCAAGAGGCATTGCGTCAGAGAAAGAACCTTGACCGAAAGGATAGACCAGGAATACTGCGGATGCTGCTGCAACGGGTGCAGAGTAAGCAACACAGATCCAAGGACGCATACCCAAACGATAAGAAAGTTCCCACTCACGACCCATGTATGCATAGATACCAATCAAGAAGTGGAATACAACGAGTTGGAAAGGTCCACCATTGTAAAGCCATTCATCAAGAGATGCGGCTTCCCAGATGGGGTAGAAGTGAAGACCAATTGCGTTGGAAGAAGGAACAACAGCACCAGAAATGATGTTGTTACCGTAGAGAAGTGAACCAGCAACGGGTTCACGAATGCCATCGATGTCCACAGGAGGAGCAGCGACGAAGGCGACGATGAAGCAAATAGTTGCTGCCAACAGAGTTGGGATCATCAGAACACCGAACCAACCAACATAAAGACGATTGTTAGTTGAAGTAACCCACTCGCAGAAATTTTCCCAAGAGGATTGTTGATTTGAACGTGAAAGTGTAGCAGTCATTTTTGAAAAAGGGTAAGAAAGATCGCTAGGGATGCGACAGTTATGATATTCCCACACCACCCTCCAGTGTGGGTATTAGAGACGTGTTTATTCTCCCTATAGGTCTCGGTTTAGGGGGAGCGACCATTCGTTACGTTTCGTAACCTGATGATGTATTTATACTAACACTGTCAGTAAATCCTGTCAATAAAAAAAGTTGAGTATTACTACTCAACTTTGATTTTTTTAGGTTGTACGATTATTCTATTGTTTTCAAAATCCGCTTTGAATTCTAATTCAACTTCAGGATCCCAACAAAGTTCTTCATATAAAGCATTTAATGTTGTTACGTCTTCCCAAAGTGTTGTAGGCATTTTCCGTAAATTTAAATCAATATTATTATGTATAATTAAATTGGCATAGTGACTGGTTGCATGAGTCCCCCATCTTGGTCATCGTCATCATCTCGTCGTAATAGACTTGCAATAAAAAATCCCAAGATCATGGAGAAAGCAAAAACCAACATCACCAGATACCTGGGATGATTTGTCCTGTTACAGCATAAGCACCCATTGCTGCAATGATACCCAGCATTGCTGCCAATCCATTAATACGTTCTGCGTTTTCGTTCATGTGTTTTCTCCTAAAATAAGATGAAAGTTTGTTTGGTCACTTGGCGAATTTTCATAGATTGAAGAATCGCCATATGTTTTATGGTCTTTGTATCCAACCATTCTACCCTTGGTGTTTTGTAGGGCAGGCATGAAGACAATGATAAAAAAGATTGCTGGTGCTCCAATAAAAAGAAGACTCGCAATCACATAATAAGTCAAAAGTTCAGTCATCAGAATCCGAAAGCACCAAAGAAAAATACGCTACCACTGAAAGCATAAGAGATAACAGCAGCAACAAATCCAAGCATAGCAGTGCGTCCATTCAGTTTCTCTGCACGTTCTGCATAGGTCTCATAACCATAACGCTCAGCGTCAGTCTTGGAGACATACATACGTGGTTCTCTGGCAAACATATTTTGCCTTCCACCATCTTCAGTAGTAACAGTCATTTGGTTTTGTAAAGATTTACAACTATAATTATATAGTAATGTAAAGTCTTTGTCAATATCCAAATTCCATCACTTTATCTAATACCTTTGATAAGTATTCATGAGCTTTCCATTTTTCACCGTTGGGAATCTCTTCATGATCTAATTGGTGCTTGAGTTTATAGATATGCGATAGAATCACATTTTTGTCAAGAGGTCCTCTCGGCATACTGAACTTTAGATATTACATACTAATTATATCCAAATAACTCAACTTATCAAAAATTTGTGTTGAATACCAAACCTCACGAATAATTATTGTCTAATTTGGATTCTAGTTGATGTAGCTTTGATAAGATTTGTAGGTGTTCATTTTCCAATCCCTCCAATCTATATTGGAGTCTTTCCACCAATTGATATAATGAGGTGCAGTCTCCTAAATTTTGTTGCCCTCGATCTGTTTTGGTGAAAAACCACAGCAAGTGCTTTCTGACGAAGTGACTCAGGAAGAGGAACATAACCAAGGGAGTCTGCCTTCTGTTGCTGAGTAGGTGTCAGCATCCAGCGAAGCATGTCCTTCACATCACCATTCTTCTCATACTCAGGATATGCCAGGATCCAAGTCAAGGAGACAATAGGATAAGCATTGGCACCAGCAGGGTTAGCGTCAGCACCACGCAGTTGATCATCAAGAACGATCTCACCAAGACCAGCAGATGCAGTCGAAGCAGAAGCGGTGACATAATTACCTGCACGGTTTTGGATAGAAACCTGTTGAAGGTCACCCTTCACATAACCATAATTCACATAACCAATGGAACCAGGGGTATTGGTGATAGTAGCAGCGACACCGCTGTTACCTTTAGATCCAACACCAACAGGCCACTTCACAGACTTACCTGTACCTACAGTCTTCTTCCACTCAGGGGAGAATGCCGACAGGGAGTTCGTGAAACCTTTGGTAGTACCAGAACCATCAGAACGATGGACAGTAGCGATGCGCTTATCAGCACAACCGAAGGTAGACCAGTTGCACCATCGCTGGCACCGAAGTCAACGGTCTTTGCTTTGAACTGACGAACACCAGCACCACTACCAACTGCTTGATAGTTGACTTGGTTGCCAGTCTTTTCAGCAAGGTCCTGCAACATATTATTGTAGAGCATTGCAGGGAAAGAAGCACCAGCGCCATTCAATTTGTATGGCTCTTTACTGACTTCTTTATTCTCAGTGGAAGCGCAAGCTACCATCAGGGGTGCTGCCAAGGCGGCAGCTGCGATTGCTTTGAGTTTCATTTATCAGTTATCAGAACTTGTACTTGGTGCCGCCTGATGTACAGCCTTGCTGTAGTCTTCATCAGTACCTTTGAATTCGTGCTTAGACTCTACATAGGGTCCTGCAAGGGCAGGTGTCGCCAGTGCAGACAATGCCAGTGCGGCAAGTGCGATTGCTTTCATTTGTAATTCCTTTTTCTTGTGTTTGTTCGTCTCATTAAAAACGGACTTCTGTATTCTAACAAAAGTCCGTGTATTTAGATTTAAGATTGGGTTAATCTTTAATCCCTAACAATCTATCAGAAGGAGAAGGTTGCTCCAACTTTGGTTCCGTAACCGTTATCAGCATCATCGATACCAGTTGCGAACGAAACTTCACCATAGACGGAAAGACGCTCGGTAGCAGCCACAGAAGCACCTGCCTTACCAGAGAAAACGGTCTCAGACTCAGCACCATCAGGGCTGACCAGGCTAGGGCCTGCTTGGACGTAGTAACCTACATCACCAGATGCATCTTCATAGCCCACATGGAAATCTGTAACGGTTCCAGAATAATCCGAACCAACAAATCCCGAGTTTGCTTCCACATTCACGTATGGACCTGCAAAAGCAGCACCAGCGGACATGGAGAGAGCAGCAGTTGCTGCGAATACAGATTTAATCATTTTGATACCTCGTTATTTACTTGCGGAATTTCACCCGCAGATGAAAGAAGACTCGACATGTCTTCGTAAATTGGCACATGTGCCAATTGTAACAACCCGTTACAAAACGGGTTGGTTCAGTATTTATACTACTTTGACCTTTGAATTATGTCAAGCAGGAGTTTTATCTCTTCCTGCAACACGTCCAAGGTAAGGATCGTACTCAGTGATCTTGTCAATGGTTAGATCACTGCCACGGGTCTCCCAGAGATTTCTCAGACCATCATGAGATCCCCTGTGGAAGATCTCAATATGGTCTGGGTGAATGGAAGAACCCAATTCAATCTTATACAAGAAGATAGGAGCGGCATATGATACTCCAGAGTTGTAGATAAGATCGTCTGCAACTGGACGTGGTTTGACTCCATTGTCCAGTTTATATTTGTCTCCACGTACATGATGCTCAAGGACCTTCTTAGCATGGTGCCTTGTGATGGCATAACATGCAGTAGAGAAGTCATTGACAAATCTACGGTGGATGTTTACATGCAATTCACCAGGACAAATGATTGCAACCTGGCAAACATCCCAATCATATGGGATCCTAGAGATGAATTGTCTCCAGGTGAATGTCCAGTATCTAGCAGTACTGATGTCACAATCATCTTCCATAATGATTGCATAAGGATCATCAGTCTCTTCGTAGAAGTGTTTGATAGCTTTCAAGTGAGAAGTGACACAGCCAATCTCACCAGGACTCATGCTATCGGGGTATCTACCTTGGATGATGTCACTAAGATCGTCACCAACCTCAGGTCTGCCATCGTAAGCAGAGATCCTAGTATAATCTTTGATCTCCCAATAATCAAGTTGTTCCTGCATCCATTGCCAACGTTCTGGTTGACCATCAAGGTTGATGACATAGAGAGGACCAAACCCCTTCAGTTTATAAGTAGATTTATTCTTGTCCATTGGGTTCTAAGTCAAAAAAGAATACTTGTGTTAGTCGGCTAGTTTCTAGAGAGTTCCCGAATCCAGGAACCATACTCCTATGATACAACGATTTCCCTCTATATGCAATCAATCTGTTGTAGACATTACCTACGGCGATGTTCATTTCCCATTCATTATCTTCATCTTTATGATAAATTCCTGTCCCTGATTCCAACTCGGGATATGGCGTTAAGTAAAGGACAGCAGCCCAATCACTACAGTTATCTACATGAACCCAAGTCTCCGTTTCCTCTGTACAAGATTGGATATAAAACGAATCGGCTCCATGATACCACTTAATTTTAGAATTGAAAATTTGTTGAAATTTAGTATCAACTTCATCAAACAAATCTCCACCAAGAGCAACGGTACTCCTACATCCAGGAACAGTTTCCTGAATATTACTATAGTCTAATTTAAGTGCAACTTGCCTTATAAAATCTGGGTTGTCTAAAAAATTATCAACAACAATTAAGTTCTGATCCATCCTGTCACATAAAGATCTGAAGTGTCTTTGTCCTTATAGTCTGGTCCAAACCACATCTCAGGAGCAACAACAGTGCCGCGATTGTTCTGAAGATATGCTCCCCACCAAGATAAAGATGAGTTAGCAATGATTGCACCAGAACATAGACTCATAATGCAGAGGTCCACGAAAGGTTCCCAGGATCCATCAGGATACTTGTCTTGGGGTTCAGAGATCAAGAACCTATCATCAGCAAAGAACTCTTGTTCCTTGACCCATTCTGGTGAGTCAGAACAGACTACTACTGGTTGATCATCATCAAAATATTTCAGAGCTTTCTCGTAATAGGAGAGCGGTTGTGGTGGATGTTGCGACGAACATTGCGTGTACGACCACTTAAATCCCCTAGCATCGACAAGGTTAGGATCACCCCGACGAACGTGAAGAAAGAGAGGCGCTTGATCCAGCGAATCGACCATCTCTTTGCAGGGATCCAGAATTGAATCATGGAAAGTAAAATCTCTTAGAATCTCATCCTTAATGTTGGCGAAGTATTTCTCCGACTGAAAAAATCCAAACAAACTAACGTCGTTCGGACACATTCTATGTAGTTCTTCATCGAAGTGAAAATGTTTTTCGACAACCACTGGAGCATGTCCACGATCAAGGACATGCAAGTTAGAAGGACCAACAGATTCTAACTTAAATGCTCTACCAAGACTGTAGTTATCAACACGTTTTGCATCGTGTGGAGGAATACCAAACTGATATCCTCTCATTGCAGCAATACCTCTGACTGCTGCATACTGGAACATCTGGTTACCCAGTCTTCCTAAGTTTCCAAGTTGATTAAAGGCTAGCATTTAGTTCTTCTCCCCGACGTTTAATGTATTCTAGTTTTGAATAATATTGAGTAAGACTTTCTTTGTCTTGAGTACGAATCCAATTCCACAGTCGATCATTGTCTTGGAACTTGGGATTGTGATAGTGTGAGTTAAAAGTTCTACCATGTTCAAAATGATAGATGTCATCAATAACTCTGCCTACCTTAAACCCAAAAAGATTGAGTCGATAATAGAACTCACAGTCTTCCGCACCCCATGAAATGAACTCTTCATTCCACATACCAGCAGAGACTTGTGCAGCTTTCTTGATCATTTGTCCCCACCCAATAGAAGATGGGATGCGTTGTTTACTGTTATCAAGAACACTCAGGTCAAAGTCTGTACCATCGTGAGAGGAAAGAAACTTATCTAACAGGTCGTCGGAATAGTTAACAGCCCACTGATAGATCCCGCATCCAAAAGGATAAACAGCATCAGAGCCTTCTTGTGTAATTCCTTGGTAAGCAAGTTCATGACTATTCTTTGGTAAAACTACATCTACATCATGATTATAGATGATTGAAGTGTCAGCTGCGACACATAGATCATTTAGAATTCTTGTTTTGTGAAAGAATTTTTCATCACTCTTCTCAAAACTATGCTTTAGTTGACCAATGTCACCAACATACTTTTTGATCTGAGGAAGAGCAAACTCGATGAATTGTGATTTGGTATCAACTTCTTTGATCAGAACTTTTGCCTCTGGAAAGTTCTTAAGTAGATACGATACTGATGTAATTACGTTACGAAGACGATCATCTGTCTCGATTCGACAAGGCAATAGGTATGTTAGGTCTTTCATTCGGGAGTCACAGGCGTTGGATCATTGTGAAGTTTGACCCATCTCTTTGGAATCATATCCTTCATATCATAGTGTTCATATGCAGGACCAAACCAGGGATCAGGTACAACCACCTTTCCTGCATCGTTCTGCAACCACGCTCCCCACCAAGACAGGGAAGAGTTAGCGATGATTGCACCACCACAAAGACTCATCAGGCAAAGATCAATATAAGGTACTGAGGCACCGTCTCCAAACTCTTCATAAGAAGAATCTGAGAACTGGAATCGATCACCTTGCAACCATGGTTGTTGTTTACACCAATCAATAGTGTCAGACACAACTACGACTTGTTTATCTTCGGGGAACTCTTGGAGCGCCCGTACATAATAGTCAGCTTTGCAGAGCGGGTGATACTCTTGCACCATCTGATAAGACCACTTCTCCCCTCTACGCCCAGTAAGGTTTGGATTACCTCTACGAACGTGCAAAAAGATACACTCATCACGTCCACCAAGAGAATCAATAAACTCTTGACACGGTTCCAGGTACGCCTTTTTAAAAGTGAAATCCTCACGCAAAGACGCACTGATCTTCTCAAAGTAACGTTCGGTCTGAAAGTTGCCTGAGAAATCGGTATTATCCTCGCACTCATTGAAAATCTGTTCATTGAAATGCATATCACGGTATTCTACCTTCCTGGGAATAAAATACTCTCCAGTATTCTCTACTAGGTCGCAGTTGAATAATTCAAAGCAATCAAATAGACCATAGTTATCAAGTCTATCTGCATTTGGTCCAGGAACGAACCAATCAAATCCTCTGTTGTCCGCAACTCCACGAACAAAAGCATATTGAAACATCTGGTTTCCCAGACGACCTTCATTACCAAGTCCCTTAAATGTAATAGCCATAACTCAAAGATTAAAATTCACATATGGATATGTTTTGGACATTTCTCTACCATAATTTTGATATGACTCTTTCATATTCAAGTCTACATCACAATAGAAGAACTGTCTACCTTGTCTTGGGACGTTAGTTTGCCACCCCAAATAATTTATAACACCACTAGGACTGGAAGTGATACACTCATCGATCTTACTCTCATCGCCATCCCAGTTCCAATTCACACAGGAATCTACAGTCAAAATAGTTGATTGACTTTTGAAAGCAACCATCCCCAAGAATGCTTCACTATAATTACTAAAAATTTTCTGTCTTTTATCCTTTACATTCCACTTCAAACCATTTGTTGCGTGAAATATAAGTGGAACATTCTCATCTAGAAGATAATTATCACAAAAAGATACGTGATCTTCTTCAGCTGAACCCCACATATCATTGCAAATCATTCCTAATGCTGTTACATCTGGTTCCACTTCAAAATATGCAAGTGGTTCCGTATCATCATACCTAGGTATACACCTATCATGTGGGATACAATGTGTTTTATAAGTTACGGCACTTAGTTCACCAAGTTTATCGTAGTGTCTAATCTCATTACGATCTGTTATGTCCCAGTCAGATAATTTTTCTCTAAACATGGTCCCCAAATGAAGACCAATTCCTTTCTGGAATTCTAGAATTTCATTAAGAGCTTCTCTAATTTCTTCCTCTTTAGGTTGCCATCCATTCTGATATCCAGAAAGAGATCCTTCTGGTGTCAAAAGATGATCAACTTCATTTTCTTTTGCCCAATCGATTGCTTTGAGAATCTCTCTTTTATTCCGCTGAATGTCTAATCCGACAGGAATTTGTGCTCCTGCAATCCTCATCACTTACTCCAATCCAAAGTTTCCCAACGTGCAGGAACGATCATAGAAGTATCTAGGTGAGTCATAGCAGACCCAAACCACTTCTCTGGATTAGGAGCAATGATTTTTCCACGATCATTCTGCAACCATGCTCCCCACCAGCTGAAGGAACTGTTTGCAATAATACCACCAGTACACAAACTCATCAGACACAAATCAACCTGAGGCAGAAGAGTGTTCTGCATCTTACCAGTACCATCAATAGTCTGATAAGAATATCTACCATTGCTTTCATTGAACATGAATCGATCATCATCAAAGAATGACTGTTGTTTACACCAGTCAATATCGTCTGTCAAAACAAAGCATGGAGTATCTTTGGGGAAGTGACTCAGCGCTTCCTCATAATAAGATAACGGTAGAATTGGATGAAACTCTTCTCGTCCAATGTTATCGGATTGTCTAATATGTAGGAAAATGGGGGCATTATCAATACCATTAACCACATCAATACAAGGATCCTTGTAATCAGACTTGAAGGTAAAATCTTCATGGATGTGATCGACGATATGTAAGAAATAATCTTCACACTGTAAATATGCGTCGATATTTACGTTGTCCTTTGTATAATATAATTTATCATCAAAGGCATGTGTAGACTCTCCTACGTTAGGAAAGTTAGTGATTCCCAAATTCTCTGGCTTGCAGTGAACCATTTCAAAGGTTTCAAACAAACCATAATTATCCCGATGATTAGTATCATCAGGAGGAATCATCCAATCATATCCATTATAAGCAGCGATGCCTCGCAAAGAGGCATACTGAAACATTTGATTACCTAGTCGTCCGTTGCTACCTAGGCGATTATAACTGATTGTCAAAAGTCAATCCTCCAAACTGGTTCATGAATCTCTGCAGGGTTCTTAACGAAGATGATATTGTCTCCATAAAGATCAATCAATTCATCTTCATGATGATCGATAACATCTTCAATCTCTTGAACATAAACAGTATATCCATCCTTTAAAAGGTCTTCAACCAGCAAGAATCGTGGACTCTCTACAGTCATATCAGAACCTTTCTTGAAAGCGATACTCTCAATAAAGAAAGGAAGATTGTCTACATTCTGTTCGATACAATATCGTTTAATAAAGTTTGCATGTGCATCGTTGAAATCATCCGTAACATCAGGAAGACTATACTCAAGACCAACAGTCCGAGCATAGTGACCCAATGCACGATTGTCTCGGGGCAAACAAGGACCACCGAAGCCTAATCCGTAACGCAAATATTTAGCACCGACTCTGGTGTCGTCTCCAACGGCATCCAAAACATTGTCAATCTCGTCTCCACATCCAGAATTGTATAGAATCTGACCCATCATGTTAGCATAACTGATCTTATATGTAAGAAAACAGTTTACGCCAATCTTAGTAATCTCTGCAGCTTTGCGAGACATGGGATAGAAGTGAACCTCAGAATCCTGAATATCCTCATAGATCATTTGAATCTCAGCAAACCCTCTAGGATCTTCACCACCACAGAGAATCATATCAGCGGTTCTCATGTCCCGAATGATAGTTCCTTGTGCAATGAACTCTGGGTTGTAGAAGACATCAATGCCTCTACCTTTTAATCGATCCTGAACAGTATCACTATACCCAGGATTGACTGTAGATCCAATAACAAAACTTTTATCCTGAAGATCTGGTGAATTGAAAAGATCTTCTACAACCATATCAACACATGAACAGTCATAACTGCCATCAGAAAGAGATGGTGTAGGAACGAAGGTAAAGATTACATCCGAACTACGAATAACTTCCTGGTTACTTGTAGTAGCACGTAAGTTCTCTGATCTCATCAAAAGATCTTCGACTTCAGGTTCATTACTGAAGATCTCACGATTGTTAAGTTGACTGACGTATTTTGATTGCACGTCAGAAACAATTACAGAATGTCCACTCTCCTCACAAAGAAGAGCAAAGCAGATCCCTAGACGACCTGCACCAATGACACCGATTCTCATTTCTTAGTAACCAAATTAAATGTAGGGATAGGAAGCATCTTGTGCTTGTTCTTACAGTTGAAATCATGAAGGATACGAACTGCAGGACCAGTGCCATGTTCCATAGCATATTCTAAATCTTCATAGGATGCACCGATCTGGTCCTCATCAGTACGTCCATCATCCCACAGACCATCAGTGGGTTTTGCTTCAACGATTTCAGGAATTACTCCATTGAATCGTCCAAGTTCTCTTACTTCTGTTTTATAAAGATCAGCAATCGGAGCAATATCAACGCCACCGTCACCATACTTAGTGTAAAAACCAACTCCATAGTCTTCCACCTTGTTACCTGTACCAACCACGATACCTTCAACAGAGGCAGCGATCTGATACAGGGTTACCATACGAAATCGAGACCGACTGTTTGCACCTGCCATTTTATTGATGGAGTATTCAACACCACAATCATTACCAATAGTCTCGATAAACTTTCCAAATACTTCGGAAAGATCTGCCTTAAGAACAGTCACGTTAGGATAGTTCTTTTCCAACCAAAACAGATGAGCATCAGATAGAGTCTCCTGTTCTTTCTTTTGATTGATTGGCATACCCACAGCATAGACAGGAAGACCAGTCTTAGCTGCAAGAGTAGAAGAAACTGCAGAGTCGATACCACCAGACACTCCAACAACCAAAGACTTGATGGAGTGTTTATAACAGTAATCACAGATCCATGCGACAATATCGCATGTCAATTCCATATAATCAGGGATTCGATTCATCTTTTTTTGTAGCTAGAATGACAGTGTTTTCATAGTCTCTACCAACATCGAAGGTAAATGTTTCCTTCATCTTGTCGATGAAATCATTATAGTGGAAATCGTTAAAGTTGACAAGATTGTAGATGAGATAAGCAAACTTAGTATTTGTAACCAGTTTATCATAGTATTCCATCTGAACTTCAAGACTACACTCAGACAAAGCATAATTGCTAATGAAGAGATCGATATCTTTAATCTCTTCGTACTCAGTGCATGGAATACATTTTACCTTATCTTTGATATCTGGGAACAGATCGATGTACTTTCTTTGCAGAGCACTGACCTCTGGAAGGTCAATCAGAATATACTCATCAAACTCACAGACAGTACTGAGAACTTTACACAGTCCGCCATATCCACCACCAACTTCAACAATACGACTAATAGGAGATTCATTCACCATGAAAGCAATCTCAAAAGTATTCTTGATGTAACGTAAAGTGGTAGGGGAGATCTGTCCTTCAATACCAGGATAAACTTGTGTATTGGGAGAACCATACCGATCATTCTCCCTGAAACCTGCGAGGTTATCCTCAAAAGCTTCCTCGTTCATCTCACGAGACATGTTCAGGTATGATTGACCCTGATCTTTAAGAACGTGTTCTAGAATAGTTGTATACTCTGGATTGGATTTGAATACTTCAAAAGCAGAATCATCTTCTACTGCTTCGGTACAAGCACGTAGGTATTCATCTGCAATTTTATCTTCGGCTTCCCAACCCTTTCTATCTACTGTAGTTGTCATACTGTTACTGGCCTCTGATTTCTAATAGGATCTAATTGTGATAAGTAATTTGCATACATGTAGTCTTCTGCAACTCGCATCTCTTTAGCGATATTGAAGTTTTCTACAATAGCATCTTTCTTTGATAGGTAATATTCTTGGGTCAATTTTTCCCAGGGAATGTTTTCCCATGGTCGATTCTGATCAAGAAAAATGATTCCTTCAGGATTGAAGTACTGTGCAACTCCTATCGTACCATAATAAACGGGAATAGTTCCACAAGCAAAGCAATCGGTCAACTTCTCAGTGAAATACGTGGGATAGTTTGCATTCTCTACAGCAAAGGAGAACATGTAGTCTGCAAGTGCTCTGGACTTTTCTTTGAGAGGAAGTTCCTGAGGAAGTCCCCAACCAAAAAGATCATCACCACCATACTTATTAAAGTATTCCTGCACTACTTTGAGACGACGCTGGTGTCCCAGAGTATATCCTTTGTTAGATGCGACCATTGAGACGAGCTTGTACTTGTCGTAGATATCTCTATCCATGACCCAAGGAGCAGCATTAGAGAGGCAATAAAGAAATTTACCGTCAGGACCAGCCTCATGCGTGAGTCTTTGGTCACAAGTAAAAATCCCATCCACACGACTAGCAACAAAATCATAGTTATCTTCAATGAATTTGTACTGGTCTGGAATAATTTCTCTTGACTCAAGCAACCAAATGAACTTAGGAAGATCACTAGTATCTTCTAGAACTTCCAATGCTCTATGGTTGACATACAAATTACAAAATCCAGATCCGTCACGAACCCAGCGGGTATAAACGGATCTGTTGTTTGCAGATGTAGATGGTTCCAAATCATCATTGCAGATCAAGTTAATTGGAAACTTTTTATCTGGAGATAAAATAGAAGTATCGTTGCCTAGGGATTTCGTCAACGATTTTTTAAATCCTTTACTCATGGTAATGTTTCATTTCTCGATAGACTTTTGCAATACCTTCTTCGATACTAGTCTTGGGTTTCCACCACTTAGTAATAAAGGTATCCGCCTGGTTGCGAGCATCTTTCTGAACAGTGTCTTTCGACTCCGCAGGAATGACTTTGACTTCTTTACCGTCAGCATCAAATAGATTCTGAATAATCTTTCCGACTTCCAGAATAGATGTACTAACAAAAGAAGTAATATGAAGAGGGTCAGTAGAGGTGAAGTCATCATAATTTTGCATGACTGCCTCAAGAGCTTCACAACAATCTTCTGCGTAAAGAAACTCTCGTTGTTCTGTGCCATCTGTCATCATGTCGATGACTCCGTTCCTAAATCCCTTGTCGATGAAGTCGGTAATGACGTGGGCTTTCTCCATGTCATTCTCGATACCATAAACATTCCAGAATTTAACAATCTTGCCACCCAGGGACTCAGTATATAGTTCACCAACTCTCTTCATAACTCCGTAAGGAGAATAACTCATGCTACTCATCTGAGATGAGGCGAATACAAAAGGAACTTTATACTTTTCAAGATACTGGAAAGCATTACACATCATCCTTGCATTGTTATCAAGGAATTTAAATGTATGTTGATACTTTTTCAGGTAGTGAGAGCCACCCACATCAAATGCAAGAAAGAAACAAAAATCCGTATCCTTCAAAGCATCTTGCAGATTGACATTGGGGATACGAGTCATATCCTGCCAGTCTGCATTGACTTTATCAAACTCAATTACATCATGACCTTTGGTCTTGAAATACTGAGTCAGGTAGGCACCCACCTGACCAGAAGACCCCAAAATAGTAATTTTCATTCCCAATCAACAGTGTGCTTAGATCCAAAGTTTACCAGTCCAGTTCCACTCATGTGACCAACTTCAGTCACATCAATCTTGGGCTCCTCAATTGCATCCCACATGTCCTGAACCTCAGGCCAAGCAGGACCAATATCATCCAGAAGAATAATACCTTTCCATTCCTTGTCGTTCAGGAATTCCATCATCTCAACTTCTTGAATACCATCATGAGGATCAACATCAATCATAATGATTGAAATCTCATCGTAGTTTAGAGTTTCGTCTTCACGAAAGTCTTGAATCTTAAATTCAATATTATCCTTTACGATTTTAGATGCACCTTGCTCAACCAAATCATAACTAATGACACGGTTGTTTTCATTATAAGAAAGTGCAAGAGCAGATCCACCAACGCGAGTACCTACGTCAAGGATAACAGAATCATTGAAACAAGTAGACAGATATGCATAGAGACGATACTCAGATTGTCCAGCAGACAGCCAGTCATTCGGATTAAGAGATGCATTCTCTAGTGCAGAGACATCAAGGTTTTGAATCTCAGATTTTCTGAGAACAATAGTTGTATCGGGTACTTTAGTAATAGTTTCAGACATTGGTCAATTCACGTTCAGCTAGTTTACGGTTTTTGATTTGAGCAGAGATCCACTCATACGTTTTACGGATACCTTCCTCAAGGGTTTGAGAATAATCCCAACCAAGTTTCTCACGAATGAGATCATTGTTGGAGTTACGTCCACGAACACCCAAAGGTGCATCAAGTTTGTGCAACTTAGTTACTACTTTACCAGAAACTTTGGCAGCAGTGTCAACTAGTTGATTGATCTGTACCATTTCTTCAGATCCAATGTTCACAGGACCCATAAAGTCACTGTCCATCAGTCTTCGAGTTGCTTCAATGCATTCGTCAATGAACAGGAAGGAACGAGTCTGTAAGCCGTCTCCCCACACCTCGATGCCTCCACCCGTCTCAGGAAGATAGGCGACCTTACGGCAGATTGCAGCTGGTGCTTTCTCCTTTCCTCCCTCCCAGGTTCCTTCGGGACCAAAGATGTTATGATAACGGGCAACACGAACAGGAATATCATAGTTCCTGTTGTAAGCAAAGTATACACGTTCGGAGAATAGTTTCTCCCATCCGTATTCGGAGTCTGGGTCTGCTGGATATGCGGATTCTTCACGACAATCAGGGTTATCAGGGTCCAGTTGATTACGTTCTGGGTACATACATGCAGAAGAACTATAGAAAATCTTAGTTTTGTTTACACTAAGAAAATCATTCAGTTTCTTCTGACGATCCAAAATATTTAGATTAATACTAGCAGAATTATGCATAATGTCTGCAGAGTGTTCATCAGTAAAGATATACCCTGCACCACCCATGTCTGCAGCGAACTGATAGATCTCATCAAAGGTGCCATTGTTGACAGAGAGAACACCTTCAACGACAGTATGACTACGAAGATCACCAATAACGAACTCATGAGCCATCGTCTCAGAGAACTCTGGATATTTAATATCTACACCCCTGACCCAATATCCTTCTCTGATCAGGCGTTTAACCATATGACTTCCAATGAAACCACCAGCACCGAGAACCAGTGCAGTTTTTTGTTGCGCCATGTTGTAATAATTTACTGCGTCTTATTTATTATATTATGTCTAAGAGTTTTCTGCAACCCCAAAAACAAAAATTGGGTCTTAATAGACCCAACCAATCAATCTTCGTTTTGTTTTTTATCATTAATACCAGCGGTGTACACTTCACGTAAACCAATTGATCCTTGATACCAACCAGTGGCAATGTACTTGTTACCACTCAAGGGAGGGTTGCCTCTATGGAGATGAGTAAATCCTCCAGGCCAAATAAGAACTGTTCCTTTTTTGGGACGAACTCTTCGTTTCTGATATTGAAACTCAGTTTCACCACCCTCCTTAACATCATTTAAATAAACCATCCAAGCGAGAGTTCTGTGTTGAACATCCCAGTTTAGATTTTCACCATGAAAGAGATGGTAACCTTGACATGGTTCAGTTTTTTGCACTAGAGTCAAAGAACTAACATAATTAAAATTAGAAAGATATGGATACTCACTAACATAGTCGAAGAGGCAACGATCAACCATTTCCATTAGTTGCTTGTTCTCTTGTGGAGAAAATGCACTAAAGCAGATCTGTTGATCTTTTACTTGCATGAAGTTTCTTGGAAGAACATGAGTAGAGTTATCCATGTAACGACAGATCCAATTACAAAACTCTGGATCTACCGCTCCTTCATAAAGGCCTATAAAATCTTCGTACTTTGGTTTCATCTTTAGGGGGGTTGCAGGCTCGCCACCAATTCTTTTACTGGAAATTGGAAACCAGGCGGGATATATCCCATCCGCACCAGCAGGCTTAACCCTTATCCTACGGGGTTTTTAATCTCATATGTCCAGGGATTTATGAGAATAGAATCTCGGTGTCCATCAACCGTAAACATTTCATCAACAGCATGTTCAATACCAGGACCAAAAATAACTAGTCGATTTTGTAACGGTTTGATGGACGTTCCATCTCTAAAGAGAAGTTTACCACCAAGAATATCACATACTCTTATGTAGTAAACAATTGTGCATATTGGCCAAGAAAAAACATCCTCTGTTTGAAGAAGAATTTCATCATGATCATAATGCCAACCGAGATTCTGGGGATTGCGTTGTCTCCAGACTTCATAACCAATACATTCTGAAAAATCAAAATGTTTTTTTGCTTCATCAAAAAAAGGATAAAAGCATTCAAGTTCCTCTTTCGGATAGAGGGTATGATCATAGGGGAGGTTTCTATTATAGATTTTTTGAATCTGAAAATCAGTTAAAAAATCATCTAATACAAACATCTTACCAATAACCAAGAGGGCATTTAGCCCCATTAAAACGGACTTTGTTCACCATAAAACAACCACATTCTTTGCATCTAGAAGAATCATATTCATATCGATCGCAAGATTCACAAATGGAATTGCGTAAATCAACTAAATCATCTGGAGCAAGAAGTCTGCGAGTCTCAGCGAGAGACTTTGCAATATCTAAAGCAGTCTTAGATAAGTTTCTTGCTTGTTCTGGAATACTTGGAAAGTCGTCATTCATATTAAACAGGGGGTCATAATCCCGACCAGGGCGCTTTTATAGTCATCCCGAGACTGGCTCCACCAGGGCAGGTTTTAGGTCACTCCGCGACCATTTGCTGTAACCACATCACCGCGAACATAACAAGGAACACCATCAGGATCTAACCAGCAGGTGTAATCATGATCTTCCATAGCGGTCATCAACTGCATCTCATTGTCGCACAGATACATGTCTCTGTATCGACCCGTATAGGAATCTACTTTTTGGATGCGACAGTCTGGCATACCATTGATTTCTAGTGTGCCACACTGAATATAACGATAGGGGAACCGCTCAAGAAGAACGGTTGGCTTTTTTGCAATACGCATCAAACTGCACAATTAAGATCAGAGGCGAGATAGTCAATGAGGATTTCATAATCCTCTTCAACATCTCCTGTAAATTCTACACCTTCTTTTTCATAAAAACGACGAACTTTTTTATAAAGTTTTGGATTTTTAACATCAAGATAACAATCACCATTGGCTGCTGCGATCAGCATACCAATATCCTTCTTGAACTTAACTTGAACAGACATGAGTCGGTTTGGTTTACGAGTTAATTTTACTGTCGTGGACTAGATTTGTCAAGGAGCCTCACCAGTTTCTTGGTAGAGTTTGAAGTAGTCATCATCAATGGGAGATGCAACTCCAGCCTCAATAGAAGCCTTGATAACATCCTCAGATGGAACCATCATCACGTCCTTACCATCTGGTGTGAGAATGTGGAAGGACTCACCTTTTTCCACCCTCTCAAAAATGGCATCAAAATCGGACTCTAATTGTTGTATTGTAATTTTTTCCATGCATGGGTAGTGGAAATCGGGGCTACAGGATTTGAACCTGTGACCTCTCGCTCCCAAAGCGAGCGTTCTACCAAACTGAACTAAGCCCCGTAGATCCCCCGAAGGGGGGGTTAGTATCAGATGTTCACATCTGTAGGATCGGACAATGAAGTTTTAGATTCATTAAATTCTAAATTTCTCTTTTTGACTTCTTCTCTTGTTTTAAGATAGTCAATGATTGATTGAGCAGTAGTGAATTCATATGGATCGTCTGGAGAGTTATTTTTTTCTCCAGTTTCTGAAGTCTCTTGCACTTCATGCATAACAACATTGTCATGAATGACAAGAGCATGTCTCCATGCACGTCTTCCCATACCCGTATTAAAGAACTGAACTACTTTTTGTCCTGCAGAAGCAAGTTCCTCAAACCTCAAGAGCCAAGCACCGTTTCCATCACACAGATACTTATGTTTCTTAATATCCATGGACTTCCACCAGGATTTCATAACCCATGGATCATTCATAGAACAACAATAGACTTCATCAATACCCAAAGATCTGATTTCATCATAAGCAGCTTCATATTCAGGTACGTGTTTTGTGCTGCAAGTGGGGGTATATGCTCCGCAAACAAAGTAAACTACAACTTTCTTTCCTCTAAATTCATCATGTATGGATTTTCTCTTCAGAGTATTCTTCTGAGTGAGATAAAACAATTCAGCGTTTGGAACTTGAAACATGATCTTTAATGCGATTTTTTTAAACGTAAGTTATATATTTAAGAAAGATGTTCCATATATTGGAACTGTTCTTTTAGATTATATACGAGTTTATGGTTCTCTGTCAACACATAATAACCAACAATTGATGAACCATCACACTCAAATCCATATCCTTTTACTGCCTCCTCCACACCATCAATGCGAAATTTTTTCTGTCCTGCAAGATACGAATGGTATCGTTCATCGAGATTTATCATTAGCGTTCCTCAAAAGTTAGTTTACGAACTTTACGTTTGCGTCGTTCCTCTTGGTATTTTAGGTCAGCATTTGTCAGGAAACTACGATTTTTTATATTATCTTTAGATTTAATTAAAACTACGTAATTTAAATCTTGTGCAGTGACTGTTCCATTTCTCACAATCATATTATTTTCACAACCACATGTCTGTAGCTTTGAAGACGAAATAATTTCTTTATTGCAACAAGTGCATTTAACGTGTAACATTTTTTTATGGGAGATACTGGGATTGAACCAGTGACCGACTCGGTGTAAACGAGTAGCTCTACCTCTGAGCTAATCTCCCAAAACAGTCCACATTGATGGATGTGTCACGATTAATTCTGTATCCAGTCCAGAGTCTTTTTTTGACGTAATCATTATATCATAAGAGATAGAAAAACGGAAGTCTTTTCCGATATATTTCGTAACTCTATGTTCTAGAGAGGAAGGGAAAATTAGAAGTAGATTTTTTTCTGGAGTATATCTAACTGTAGAATTATTCTCCAGCATCACTGGCAAATTTAAAATAGGGTGATAAGGTGGGCAATGGAATTCAATATCTCCGCCATTGTCCGAATCACATTTAAAATAATAAACTGCACTGATATGTGCATTTTTATGGTTATGTGGAGACACACTTCCATTTGTGTCACAAACAACAGGCCAAGATTTCTGTATGTGAATCATATGTTCTGAGACATCTACGCCAATTTGTCTCAGAAAATTATTTACATGCGAACATAAATCAGAATTAATCCATTTAAACTCATCAAGTTCGGAAATTTTAATAAGTCCTGTGATATCTCCAGTAACATTATGAATGCCACCGTCTAGGAGATGTCCAAAGTCTTGACAATATTTATAAAAAAACTTTTCAATTTTAAAATCTTGATCCTTGGTGGGAATTATATAATTTCTGTATATGGGAACACAGAACCATGCGTCAATCATAATGCATCTGGAAGATCTTGTGGGTTTTCTAAATCCATTTCATAAATTAAAGGCATTGCAAGTTCTTCAGAAAGATAAGAAGCAGATTTATACAATTGTTCTGTTGTGATTACTTGATTTTTATTTGCTTCCATAATTACTTCTGGATCATCCATTGCAACAGCTGGAATCTCATCAAATGTAAAAGGTATATAATTCAAAAAATACATTTTAACGATCATGGTATGATTGGGAGTTTCATACCAGACATATGATTGTTGGACTCGTAACTTGGTATTCATGTGTCATTGCACACACATTACTATTTAACAAGCGGGTGATCGGAATCGAACCGACGACATCTAACTTGGAAGGATAGCGTTCTACCGCTGAACTACACCCGCATTATCGTCTACAAAACCAAGATACGCAATGTTACCAGCAATCATAAATCTATTATTTACTGGACAAGGATCTACCTTGTGGTTTTGGTGACCAGCAAACATAATCAATCTACCTTCAGTAACCTGAATTTCATTGCCTTCTAATACTAGAGGAGAACTTCCTTCTGGGCAGTTTACATAGTATGCAAAAGACATTGAGTATGGAAAATGATTATGTTCTTCTGCAAAGTCTCCTTCATTATACCACATTCCCCAATAATCTGCAACTTCAAAATTTTTATATTCTGGAGGAGCAGAATGATATGCTGTTCCTGTACCCCTAGCAAGCATTTCAGAAGACTCAACCGATACAGAATTAATCCAATCAAACAAAACTTTCAACTCTTTAATCGGTAATCCTATTTTAGTAGGTTTAAAAGGAGTTGTTAATGCATTATTTGAAGGTTGTGGAATTACATTGGACTTAATCCACTCCATGAGGCCTGGATTAATATCTTCTGCGTAAGGACATTCAAATATTGCAGGGTCATATAACCTACAAGTATTAAAGGGATCGTTACAATATTGTCTAATTTTAAAATCCATAGTGTCGATGAAAGGACTTGAACCTTCATGAGTTGCCTCACTGGAACCTAAACCCAGCGCGTATACCAATTCCGCCACATCGACGAAGCGTCTCAGGAACGACTCGAACGTTCGACCGACTGCTTAGAAGGCAGTTGCTCTATCCAACTGAGCTACTGAGACATAAAAGTAGTTTACACTACTTATGGGATTAGGTCAACCTTGGAAGTTTTCAGAACCACCAGGAGGATTGAGTTGAACGGTAGTCTTACCGTTATCTGTAGCCATATTATACATGACTTCGTGAATATTATCAGGTTCTTTTGTAGCCTGTTGTCTCATACTAATTTCTGTGATATCTCTCTGAACGTCTGCTTCTCTCAGTTTTTGAGCTTTCTCGGAAAGAATTGGATCACCAAACCAAGGATCTGGTCGGAGATAGTTTGGAGCGGGAACTCCGACATATGGTTTACGTAGTTTGTTTATCATAAGAAAAAATTAGAGTGCTGTAAATTTAAACGTATGTAGGGGTTAATTTGTTTTGTGTTCTACGGTTTTTCTTAGCACCCCCACTATTTATCCCAATTTTAACATTTTAGTATACTGATATGCATAAAGTTCACGATTACCTTTGATGCCCCAACCCAACCAATAATAGGCAGGAACCATATACTGACGAACAGTTTGTCCACCGCCCTCAAACATAGGAAGATACTTCTGGAAGATAGGTTCGTTAATCATCCAGCGAGTTTGCCCTTCCAAACTACTGGGATCACAAGAATACTTCTGACAGAACTTACCAAGACCATTATAGCGTCCTAGGGTTGTCCATTGAATAAGACCATAACCCCCACGACGGCAAGCGTCGTAAGAAACTCGAGCCCCTCCCTCGCATATGTTGGAAATAAACTTGCTCTCCTGTTTAATGTTTCCCAGGATTGTTGCAAGTGCATTGCGATCTTTGATTTTTGTTTTCTCTTGGAGTTGTTTAAGGACATATTGTTCTTCAGTAGTACAGTCGGGACACTTCCACTTTTGCGCTACTTCGGGTTGATATGGTTCTACTTCAATTTTTTGTACTTTCTGTGGATCTGCATCTACAGAAAACTGTGCGATAGCAGAAATCAATACAATTCCAGAAATAATCATTATTTTTTTCATTTAGAAGAAGAAGTACATTCAAAAGACTCTTTGTATTCTTCATACAAAGCGATGGCATTTTCATAGCAACCATCGTTAACCAACTCATGCAAACGATCAATGATCATATCACGTAGCGTCTGTTCCGTGATCTGGTGTTCCATTGAAGTAATCCTTCCTGAAGTAACGACTGAGAACATTGCTATTGTAATAGGCGGGTTCACCGTTGTCAAGTGCTTCTGTCAGCACGTTATTTAGAAACAACTGTCGGGTCTCTTCGTAGTTTACAAAACCTTTGGTGGAGTGGACTGATAAAATCTCTCTCTTGAAGGAATTATTTCCAATTCCACTGCGTTCATCATTAAGTTCGTTAGAGCTTCCGTAGTATTTTTTCCAATCGCTCTCACTTTTAACTCTCCTAGATTTACCTCTAGGCTTTCGATGCTGCCAGAAGTACTTCCTGCCGATGTATTGTTTTCCATTCCTGAGATTCGTAATCCTGTAGACAAAGCCGTAGCTGTCGCCAATGTCATCAGACTCAAAGTACTTACCATTGTAAGTCCAAGGGTTAGGATAGGAGCATGAGCCAGGAGGAGTTCCCCCTTCGCTCTCATCTTTTCTCTCAAAGTTGCCATTCAAATGAATTAATAAAACTCTAAGTTATATAGTGTCCTTTGAACCCTGGCAGAGTTAGTCTACCTGCGATTTAACACCTTGTCAATCTCTATTCGATACCCACTTTTTCTTTTCTTTATCCCACTTCTTAACTTCACCAGGGCGCAGTTTATTCTTAGCTTCCGTTGCTTGTTTAGAAAACTCTTTCCAATTCTTTCCATGCTTCATACGCATGTCTTTTTTATAATTAACCTTCTTCTCATCAGCATATCTTTTGAGACGACTAGCCATTTCGGCATTGTCATACGCCTCTTCCACTTTCTTCTTCTCTGGCAAATCTTTATGTTTGGTGGATGCAAAGTCTTTCACATCTTTCTTCTTCATCGACGCAGCAGCTTTGGCTACATCTCCTCCGATGTTTGCTCTTCCTTTTTGGACTGCACGGACCATTCCGAAGAATCTTTGTTGAGCTTTAGAGACTGCTTCTTCTGAGACGCTTCCGCCATCAGAGCCCCCATCAGACCCCCCATCCCCATTTCCAGAGCCATCCTTGTTATTTCCATTCTTTTCCTCTTCGTCTTTCTCAATAATTCCACCACGTCCAACGTGCCATCCCAGCGGAATTTTTTTGCACTTGTTATCAGTGTAACACCAATAGTATCCAGACTTACACTTTTTCATCAGTAGTATCAATCCCAAACAGATTTGTTACCATATTTTGATTTAGTCTTTTTCTCATAAGCATCATAACCTGCTTGTTTCTCTTTCTCTTTCGTGGTAGGACCTTTTTTGATAAGTCTATCGTTATGCTTACTGACTCTGCGGTTATGCTGTTGCAGTTCAGTTTCCTTTTCACCTTTCACCTTTGGTTTCTGACGAGAACCAGGGTGATTCATCTTATGCTTTTTACCTTCGACAGACTTATTGATGTCTAATTTTTTCCCCGTATCCTTCTCATGCTTGTCGAGAACTTTCTGGCGCTTTTTGACAGAAGCATAACTCTTTTCTGCTTTCTCACGCTTCTCTGCTTTGCTGGGATCTTCAGGACCACGGCGAGCTTCCTCAAGTCTCCGACGCACATCTTCTCTCATCCAGCGAGGAACAGTGTCATCCTTGACTTTCTTCATGTCCGCAATCGCTTTTTCATTATTCTTCTTTCTTTTTTTCATATCTGTTTCTAGATATGAATTATCTTTCTTTTCTTTTGCTTCAAAAATAGATTCTCGGATAGTATCCGCAGATTTCCAAAGATTATTTTCCTTAATATAAGTATCAATAATCTCTTCAGTTTCCCACTTGCTAACATCATATCCCTCCTCTTGCAAATTTTCCAGCCAAGAGATATAATTATCCCAATAGTATTCTCGAAGTTGGGATTTGAGTTGTTCGTATTCTTCTCTATGTCTAGTGACTTTTTTAGTCATAGTATAAAAGGGAAAGATTTTGCCGTATACTGATATTTATTAGATCAATAAATAGAAGAAATGGACCTTATCATAAGGAAATAAATGGCTAGACAGGGGATTTTCACTGGATTTACGCCGAATGATGGTCTGGGAGACTCCCTCGCATCTGGTGCTGTAAAGATTAACGCCAACTTTGAAGAGATCTATACTCAATTTGGTGACGGTACAGAGCTATCTTCTAATGCAGGTTCTGCGGGTACATGGAGTAAAGCGAGCACATATGGCATCAGTACCAGTAAGTACGTTGGCATTGGTACAACCTTGCCTCAGAGTCAACTACATGTTGAGGGGAACGTATTACTTGCAGGTATCACAACAGGAACCTTTATTGGAGATGGATCTGGACTAACTGGAGTTACTGCTACTGGATCAGGAATTGTTATTCAAAATAGTGGCGCAACTCTTGGTGTTGCACAAACCGTAAACTTTGGTGATAGATTAGACGTAGGAAGCGTATTTGGTGGTAGCGTTACAATTGATGCATCGGATTACGTCTCCTATGCAAATGTATCGGGTGTGTCATCGTACACACCAACGGCAGGATATTCGTCTGTTACAGATTATTCCCCTCTTGCGGGAGTTTCTTCGTATGCTACAATAGCAGGAGTCGCAACTTACGCAACTTCTGCAGGAATTGTCACTTACTCTTCTGCATCGGGTGTTGCAACCAATGCGGGTGTTTCTGAGTATGCAAAGATCGCTGGTGTATCAACATACACTGGCAATGCAGGATTCTCAACAGTTGCTGGATATGCACATACCGCAGGCATCGCAACAGTCGCACAGAACCTCTCTGGGACCCCTTCTATCCTAGTTGATAACATCAACTCTGGCGCAGGTATTGTTACCTTCCCAGGTCAAGGAAGCAAGATGAGATTTGACTTTGACTCTACCACTGACATGCCTAGTGCAGTGTCTTGGAGAGGTATGTTTGCTTATGCAAATAACTCAAAACAAGCATACGTTTCTTACGGTACTACTAACGGCGGGTATAATGGTTGGAGAAGATTACTTGTAGAAGATATTCATGGTAATTATCAGACCACTGGCATCTTAACAGCATCCACATTCTATGGTGATGCTTCTGGTCTGTTTAACCTACCATCAACCAGTTCTATCTGGAGATCTGGTCCAACAGGTATTACCACAACATCCAATGTAGGTATTGGAACAACTAATGCAGAAGAAGCTCTTAGTGTTCTGGGCAACTTCAGACTGAAAGGAAGAATTGTAGGTACTGCAACAACCAATATCTTACCATTCCTCTATGCGGAATATAGAAATCTACCAAGTCCTTCTGATTACCATGGTGCATTTGTTCATGCCCATGACACTGGAAAGGCATATTATGCTCATGCAGGAGGATGGGCTGAACTTGTTAATAGAAACATAGACGGAAGTATCGGTGTTGGAACAGATAATTTCACTGCTGGTATCATTACCGCAAGTACATTCTATGGTGATGGATCTAACCTAACAGGAGTCACCGCAGAAGGATCTGGTGTCGCAATCCAAGAAGAAGGAAGCACTGTTGGAACTGCTGCAACCATTAACTTCGTTGGTTCTGGTGTTACTGCAACCTATTCAAATGGAGTTGCAACCATTGAAATCACTGATGTAGTTGGTGATAGTGGCGGTGGTGGAGCAACCACATTGAATGATCTAACTGATGTTATATCCTCTGGAGCACAGATCAATGATATCCTGAAATACAATGGATCTATCTGGACAACTGCTACTGGAATCGGCACACAAAACGCAGATAACGTTAGACTAGGACTTGGTGCTGCAAGTGATCTCCAGATCTGGCATGATGGAAATCAAAGTTACATCAATGAAAGTGGAGCTGGATCTCTATTCATTAATTCTAGTGAATTAATCTTACAAAATTCTGGACAAACAAAACTCCAAGTAACTGGATCTGGCATCAATGTAACAGGTGTTGTAACTGCAACATCATTCGTTGGTGATGGATCTGGTCTGACTGGTGTTAGTGGTGGAAGTGGTGTTGGACCTAACGACAGTATCAATACTACAGGTATTATTACTGCTGCTGGATTCTCTGGTGATTTTTACATCGACGAGTCTGTTGATGATAATAATTCATACAATGTTATGATGCTTGGCGAAAGTGGAGCTGGTTCTGCATACCGTGCAGTAATGGTTGATAATGGAGGTATACAATTCAATCCTGGCACAAATACACTGACTGTAGCAAACGTAACTTCTAGTCAGACCATAACAGCGAACGCATTCGTTGGTGATGGATCTGCATTGACCAATCTTCCTGGTGGTAGTGGTGGTATTGGAACGGACGGTAGTATTAACACAACAGGTATCATCACTGCCAATGGATTCTATGGCGATGGATCTGGTCTGACAGGTGTTGTTGGTTCTGGATCTGGTGTCATTATTCAAGATTCTGGAACTCCAGTTGGCACTGCAGGAACAATTAACTTTGATGGAGAACTTACAGTAACTCCTGTATCTGCAGGTGTTGTTACGGTAACTGCTACTGGTATCGCTGCAGGAGTCACAACCTTTACTGCAATCGCTGCTACACCACAAACCATCGATACTTGGTCTGCTTCCACCTACTCTAGTGGTGAGTACACACTAACCGTTGGAGTTGGAACGTACAGGCAAATGCAGAAATTCATGATTATGCATGATGGTGGTGGAGCAGGAATAACCACAACTACATATTATCAAGAGTATGGAATCATGTATTCTCCTGTTCAAATTGTATCTGTATCTGCATCATACAACGCAGGAAATATCGTAGTTTCTATAACACCAGAACAAGGTATTTCTGGAACCACAACATGTCGTTTCACCAAAAATCTACTGAGAGATATCTGATAAATGATTAACACACATAAGCCCAAAAATATTCTAGACAGAACAAATCTAGCTTTTGTTCCTGAAGGAACAGGAGAAAAACAATATTATGTTGGGTGTTATCAACCAGAAGATTGGGATCATATCCATGATATTCTCATGCAAGATGGAACATTGGAAGATAATATTCCATCTCGTTCTGTGGGGTGTGTTAATTCTTGTGAGCATAGTAAGACAAGAGCAATTTATATCCTAGATGATGCAGAAGCAGATGCTTTAAGAAATGATCCCCGTGTGCATTATGTAAACCTAAACTATGATGCCTACCCAGGCACGTTTGCACCTGATCCAGAAATGATTAATACTTCTGTTAAAAGAAGTCCTAGATTCCAAAAACAAGTATCAAACTATAGAGCATGGAACACTGCACCATCTACTCCACCAACTGCTAGAACCAGTCTAGGATCTACTGACCTCAATAGAACTGGATATCAACTCCTAAGACATACTCAATTTGATAATCCTTGGGATGCAACTGGTTCCGAATTTGCTGGTGGAACCAGATCAGGAGCAGATCATCAAATTCTTCGTCAAGATATCTATCAACTTGGTGATGGTACTGGTGTTGATGCAATTGTTGCAGATGAGGGATTTTGGTTAGGTCACCCAGAGTTCGTCCATTGTCCAGGAACAGATCCAGTTGGATATCAAACAGGAAATGCACTAACTTGGAGTGGAATCTCCAGCACTCCAGGCACATGCGGAGTCTTAGATTTAGTTCTAGACGGACCCTACTATATTGATCCAGACTGGTTTAATGCAGATCCAGATGGTAGATTAACTCAGAGATGGGATGGAACAACAGTACCACAAGAATCTGCCGCTAGATCTTGGTGGTCTAATTCTGCTAATAGATCTGTTGGGTTCTCTACCATCGGAACAGTATCTGATATCAGTGCAAGTTATACCAGAGGATATTGCAACGGATCAAATACTGCAAAACCAGAAAACAGCACTAACCATGGTACGGAATGTGCTGGACAAGTATTTGGAAAGAACTATGGTGTTGCATACAACTGCAATAGATGGGTGCTTAATGCTTATGGAGCTGGATCTGCTGGAATCACTGGAGGTCAATTTGATGTTCAAAAACTATTCCATCTGTATAAACCAAACTACGATAGGCACTCCGCAAATAACGGAAATCAACAAAGAACAGATGGCAAAAACCCAACATTAAGTAGTAATAGTTGGGGTTATAGATCTACCAGTTGGAATACCACAGCATACTACTGGTACAGACCTGTAGGAACTGCGGGAGAAACTTCTGGAACATCATATAGTTCTGCTTCTCAACCAGACTTTTTTGATATACTAGGAGCCTATGGTGACGGTGGTAGGATGAAAGGAGAAATGGTTGATAATTCTACCACCACTGCAGGTGCAGAAATGCAACAAGCTGGTGTCATTTGTGTCATGGCTGCAGGAAACTCAAACCAAACTCAAATGTCCCCTGGTGATCCAGATTACAATAACTACTGGTCAACATCTCAAAATGGATCACTAGCTAGTTCTACGCATACTGAATTCAGTCTCACTTGTTATAATACATTCAACCGCAGAGGTTGGCCACAGTCAATTGGAAAAACTCAGGCAGGACTATCAACAGTTGGTTGCGAGTTCCCAGCAATCAATGTTGGCGCACTAGATGATCAGATTAGTTCTGGTGGATATGGTGGACAAGTAACAGAGTATAAAGAAAGAATTGTAAATTATTCCGATAAAGGAACTGGTGTTGATTGTTATGCAGCAGCAGATGATACTCTAAGTGCAGAAGGTCAGAACGAAGCTGACAGTGATTATTCTGGAGGTCCATATCAACATCCAGAAACCTATGTTGGATTAACAAAAATTGCATATGACGAAGACTTTAGTGGAACCAGTTCTGCATGTCCAACTGCTGCTGGATGGATTACCACTAAACTACAATATAATAGAGAATGGGATTGGAGAGATATCAAAAACTGGTTGAAAAATCAATGTGGGAATGCAAATCCAGCTAGATTTTATTATGGTCTAGATGTGGATAGTCTATCTGCAACAGATTTTGCATGGGAAGATGTTTATTCAACACAAACTTCCTGGGCCGATGGTGAAAATGGACCAGTTGTTATTTGGGATGCTCCTACTGGATCTCCTACAGAACCAAAAAACCCAGAACTAACCCTCGGGTTGGAATAATAAATAGTACAAAAAGTGTAACCAAAAATGGGATCTAAATCTTTTGGAGTAAAATCATTTGGAATTGTTGGAACAGGAAACACTTCAACTTTTGGTGGCACCGCTGATTTAAGGTTGAGTGCTACGGGTCAGGTTGCAATCACAACCAACACATCCGTGACTGGTGTAGTTACTGCTACATCTTTTGCTGGCAATGGTACAAATATTACAGGCATCTCCACCACAAATATTACCAACTATGGAGTTGGTCTTGGTGGTGGAGGAGGAGTACCTGCAAACCTAACAGCAACTACACTGGATGTTTCTGGTATCTGTACCGCTGGAAGTTTCGTAACCGATCTCACTACTGGAAATGGAACGGATCGTTCTTTCGCAATTAAATATTATATTACTGCAAATGGTTCCAGCTCTTATCGCTTTGCTGGACCTGGGATCCTAAACACAGTAGACAATCCAACTCTATATTTACAGAGAGGATTTACATATATTTTTGAGAACTCAACTGGAGGCTCCCATCCATTCCGTATTCAATTCACTGGAACGTCAACTGGTGTTGGAACCTATGTAAGTGGATCTCAACAGGGAACTCAAGTATTCATAATCCCACATAATGCCCCACCAAATTATCAATACATATGCACCATCCATAGTGGTATGGTAGGTTCATTTATAATCCCACAGTAGTTAATATGTCACCACTCGCATTTGGAATCGGCAAGTCCCGAGGAACAGTATTTGATCCAGCAGTTTTTTATTGTAATTTTTTAATATTCAACTGGAATTGGACAAACGGAAAAGACTTTGATATCATCGCGAAGTTTATCGAACCAAACTTAAGCGGATCTGTTGGTGCAAGAAAAGGCACTAAGATTCAAAATAATGATCAAACAGTTACATATATGGAATGGGGTGGAGATAACACACTATCCACAGATGATGGATATGAATCCATTTTGATTGATGTGCCTGCAATTTTATCTGCTCCTGGTAATAATTCTTCTAGAATTGTATTAGATCTAAGAGGAACTTGGTACGATCAAGTTGGCACGAATCCAATTATCATAACCGCTGATGCATTCCAGGGAGGAACTCCACTCAAAGAAGCAGAAACTGGCAACATTCCAGGATACGGTTTTTATAATCCAACAGCAACTCAAACATTTAATAATTTCAAAGCTTCTGCAGGACAACAAATCATCACGACTAACAGAGAAAGTGATGGACAAAGAGTATCAAGAGTGGAGATCGACACATCTACATATACACTAAGATATTTCTAATCCAAAATTTACTAAATACAGCTGTTCATAATCCTATGACCAACAATGAAAAAAGCAATAATTGCTTTTGGAATGTTACTGATGACCGCTGCAACAGCAAATGCTGGCGGA